AAATTCGCAACAAGAGATGTGACTTAGAGATAGAAAAAGCGAAAGAAAAACATCAAAAAGCAGTTAAGTCAGCAGAGGCTAGATGGGGTGATGCAAACGCAATGCGAACGCATAACGAACGCATATCCGAACGCAATGCTAACACACTAACACACGAACACACTAACACACCAACCATTAATCATAAATCAAATATATATACGCAGGAGTTTGATACTTTCTGGCGAAAGTATGTTTTAGATTATAAAGATACTAGGTCAGTAAAATGGGATAGCTTTCAACAATGGAAAAAACTAGATGATACACAAAAACAATCAGTAGGGGATAAGTACGTCACCTATAGAAACCAAAAAGGTGACTATTACAAGGCACTAGAGCGGTTCTTGAGGAAAAAGATATATCTTGAAGTGACACCTGTTAAAGAAAAATCAGATGAGGAAATGCGAGAATGGAAGTTAAAAGGTGATATAGATATGCGTAAAAAAGGCATTAAGCTTTTATCTTGGTCAGTTAGTTATATTGAAGAACTAGATAAAGCTATTGCTGACGGCTCATAAAATGGAGTTTCGCCCACTCCCTATCTTGCTTTTTAAATTCTACTTCTACAAATTGGTCAATGCCTTTAGGAGCAGTATCAAACTTGAAAAAGTTAAGAAAAAAACGGATAGATTTGTTAGTAATATGATAAACATTCATGGTTGGAATATAAGAATAAATTGTTATCTTTGAATTGTTAAATGAGTAAATCAGCTATGCAAAATCCTCAGAATTATATTATTGTAGATAATAAAGATGGTACATTTTCAGCCTTTGTTAATTATGGTGTCTTTGAAAGCAAAGAAGATGCAGAACAAAGTTTACAATATGTCATGGACATGATGGGTTTTAAATTACAACCAGAAGTCACTTATCATTAATGATAGTACAACTGAAGGCTATCACTGATGTTAAGCCTTATGCTAGAAACCCAAGAAAGAAAACTAATCTTGATAAGGTTGTAGAAAGCATAAGAAATTATGGGTGGCAACAACCTATCGTAGTTGATAGAGCAGGAGTAATTATTGCAGGACATTCTAGATATGAAGCGGCTAAGATATTAGAATGCAAAGAGATACCAGTATTAATTGCTGACTTATCCCCTGAAAAAGCAAAAGCATACAGAATAGCTGATAACAAAACAAATGAGTACAGTGAATGGGATTTTTCTTTATTGAATAAAGAATTTACTGATTTATTAGATATTAACTTTGATTTAGAAGGTACTGGTTTTGACACCAAAGAACTTGAAGATTTCTTCACATTTGATAAAGAAGAAGAAGGTATCAAGATTAAGACGGAAAAAACCTGTCCTAATTGCGGTACAAAATTAAAATAAGGTACACTCTACCAATGAAAGAGGAAAAGAAATGGCAAGACCAAAGAAGTATGAAATATCAGGAGAAGTGGTAAGAAAGTTGGCACAGTTAGGCTCAAATAATGTAGAGATAGCTGATTACTTTGGTTGTGATGAAAGTTTACTCAGAAAAAGTTATTCCGAATATCTCAAGCTAGGCAGAGCAGAGCAAAAGATGCGTTTGAGAGAATTACAATGGCAATCAGCACAAAAAGGTTCTGTTCCTATGCAAATCTGGTTGGGTCGTAATATGTTAGACCAATCTGAAAATGGCAATGCTACAGATAATGACCAACCCCTTGCATGGTCAGTTGAGTAGTGCCTTTAAGTAAGCCTCAAAAAAAAATCTTAGAATGTTCTAATAGATTTAGAGTATTAATCACTGGTAGACGTTTTGGTAAGACGTTTTTATGTATTCAAGAGATGGCTAAGTTTGCCAGATATAATAACAAAAAGGTTTGGTATATTGCTCCAACTTACAGAATGGCTAAAGACATTGTTTGGAATGATTTAGTTGACCGCATGACTAAGCATAAATGGATTAAGAAACTTAACCATAGTGATTTAAAATTAACATTAAGAAATGGCAGTGAGATATCCCTAAGAGGTGCAGATAATGAGAATAGCCTCAGAGGGGTAGGACTAGACTTTCTTGTTATGGATGAATTTGCTGATGTAAAAGAACATGCTTGGTATGAAGTTTTAAGACCTACATTATCTGATAAGAATGGCAGTGCTTTATTCTGTGGAACTCCTAGAGGATATGGAAACTGGTCATATAATCTTTTCACTAAAGAAAATGAAGATGAACAATGGAAATCATTTCAGTTCACTACACTAGAAGGCGGTCAAGTATCAGCTAATGAAATAGAACAAGCCAAACAAGACCTAGATGAAAGAACATTTAATCAAGAATATATGGCATCATTTGTTAATTATGCAGGACAGATTTATTACAACTTTGATAGAAAAGAAAATGTCATGGACAATTATGTACCTGATACTAATGAAATACACATTGGCATGGACTTCAATATAGACCCAATGTCAGCGGTGATATGCGAGTTAAAAGGTAATAATATTTATCTCTATGAAGAAATTGTTATCTATAGTTCTAATACTGACGAAATGGTACAAGAAATCAAAAATAGATTTAAGGATAAGCATATATTTGTTTATCCTGACCCTGCGTCAAAGCAAAGAAAAACATCAGCAGGTGGTGTGACTGATTTAGCTATTTTAAAAAATGCAGGATTTCATTTACGAGTAAGAAACAATCATCCACTTATTAGAGATAGAATAAATGCAGTGAATACTAAATTGAAGAACGGAGTTGGTGACAGAACATTATTTATTGCAAATAAATGCAAAACTATGCTAAAAAGCATTGAAAGACAAATTTATAAAGAAGGAACAACTGTGCCTGATAAGGACAACAATTACGACCATATGAATGATGCATTAGGATATTTAGTGGAATATTTATACCCAGTAAAAAGACAGTTTACACCAAGCAAACCCAAGAGGTGGAGTTAATGGCATACAGTAGAGATTTTTTAACATCAAGGCACAAACACTACGAAGAAAAGTTTAAAGATTGGCATTTTCATTTAATGTCATATTTGGGTGGACAGGATTATCAAGATGGCTATCAGCTAAACAGATATATTCTAGAAACTGATGAAGAATATATCAAAAGAGCAGAAAATACTCCTATTGATAATCATTGTAAGAATGTGGTGCAAATCTATTCGTCTTTCCTATTCCGAGTACCACCAACAAGAAACTATGGTTCATTAACTGGTGATGAACAATTAAACTCATTCCTTGATGATGCTGATTTAGACGGAAGGTCTTTCAATAACGTCATTAGAGAAATGCAAGTCAATGCATCTATCTATGGTACTTGTTGGGCAATCATGGATAAACCTGCGGTGCAGACACAAACCAGAGCAGAAGAATTACAATTAGATATTAGACCCTACATAAGTTTATATACTCCTGAGAATGTTTTAAATTGGGAATTTCAGCGTTCTATTAATGGAAGATACGTTCTAACTTCATTAACTCTACTAGAAGATTTGTTTGAAGATGTAGCCACAATAAGAGTTTGGAACATGGAAGATATTTCAACTTACCAAATAAAAGATTTTAACAAAGGATATTCTAATTCTAAACCTATGCTTATAGATGAGATGCCAAACCAATTAGGAAAAGTTCCTGCGGTTATTCTTTATAATCAAAAATCACAAAGACGAGGTATTGGTATATCTGACCTTAATGATGTAGCTGAATTACAAAAAGCTATCTATAATGATTACTCCGAGATTGAACAATTAGTAAGATTATCTAACCACCCAAGTTTAGTTAAGACACCTAATGTAGAGGCTAGTGCAGGTGCAGGTTCTATTATTGAAATGCCAGAAGATTTAGAGCCTAATTTAAAACCATATCTTATCCAACCTAGTTCCCAGTCATTAGATGGCATTATGAACAACATCAATATGAAGGTTGAAGCTATTAATAGAATTACTCATATGGGAGCAGTAAGAGCCACTCAGGATAGAGTACAATCTGGAATAGCATTACAAACAGAGTTTCAATTATTAAACGCTAGATTATCTGAGAAAGCTGACTATTTACAAAATGCTGAAGAACAGATTTGGAACTTATTTGCACAATGGCAAGGCAGAGATTTTGATGGTGAAATTATTTATCCTGATAGTTTCAACCTTAGAGATTATGCTAGTGATTTACAGTTCTTACAAACTGCAAAAGCTAGTGGAGTTAAATCAGACACATATACAAAGGAAATAGATAAACAAATAGCAAAGGCAGTTATTGAT